GGCCGCGAGGGTCAGGCCGTTGACGCTGCGGGGTCGCGGCCGAGGTGGGTTGCGGGATCGTGGCCGCCCTCCAACTCCCGAGCAAACATTTTGATCGCGTCATGGTGCTCAGGCCTGGCCCACAGCTCCAGGCGCTTGAGGCCCTGGGCCGCACGCTCGGCCCGCAACTTGGCGCCACGGGCCGTGACAGCTTTGGCGGGCTCTGGCGCTTTGGTGCGGCGCTTGGCGGGCTGCTTTACTTCCGACTGCATGTCAGGCACGGTAGACATCACCGATCAGCGGGGCGGGCGCCCTGTCGCGGTTGGCGAGGTTGTACGGCACATGGGTGTATTCGTTGCGCAGGCAGTAGTCTGCTGCGTCAGACGACAGATCAAAATGAGCCATCACGCGACCAGTTTGCGAGAGGGCGAGGTGTACGAGTTGTTGCATAGCGGTCTCCTGTTCACGGTTTGCGTTTTTCGCGGCCAGGTGCCTGGTGGCATGGGCTGCTGCGTTGGCGGCCCTGGTGCGGGCCTGTTTATCGCGGGGCGTCTCGGCGTTGGCTGTGGACTCTATGCGGTCAGCCAGCGCCCGAAGGCGTCGGGCTGCTGCGATGTACCTGATGGGTTTCATGTCAGCACACCAGCAGCCAATGCTGATTGTGTCTGTACTCTATGCGGGTGATGGTTTCATCGTTTTCCATGGCCCGCATCGCACTGTACGGGCCCTTGATCTCGTGATTTAGTTCAGTGGTGCCATTCGCGCGGCACACCCTGACGTTGCACGCCTGTAGGAGGTCTCGTAGGTGGTTTTCGTCAGTTTCGTTTTTTGACTTCAGGCTGGCAATGATGTCGTTGCGGTTCATTTTTCCCCCTTGGCATTGATCTGCGCCCAACTCAGGGCGCATGTGAATCAGTTTTGCGGCTTGGTTTTATCAAATCCGATGGCCTCGCAGACGACGCGGATGGTCGAATCCCACTCCATTTCCTGTTCGCACAGGAGCATTGCGCGATCAGGGGTTGCTGCGGTGTTGGTGAATTTTTCACCGTCAACTGTGTATGTAGTCACGCAGATGAAGTTGTCGTTGCTCATGTGATTTCTCCTGATTTGCTGTCCAGCACCGTGCTGTCCATGGGTTCTATTATGCGCCGTTTCCGGAAACGGTCAAGAGGCAATAAGGAAGTTTTGATGCCAAACGCAAAAAAAGCCCCTCCCCACCCGAAGGCGGAGAGGGGCAAAGGCTCATTGCTGAGCGAGGAGACACCAGGCAATCAATCCGGCGGTGCCAGCTCAAGCAGCCCGGTCACTTGGATGCTGAGTCGGTCATGGCTTTCTGCCAGCGCTGAATAGCGGCCGCTGCACTCGCTGAAGCTGTCGGTGGCGGCGGCAAGTTCCGCAGCGAGGCGGGTACGGGTTGTGCCCTCGGACATGGCGTCGGCACGTACTCGGGCGAGCGTGTCGCGCAGCCCGTCACGCTCAGCGACAAGGCGAGACACAGAGCTGTCCACGGTCTGATTCTTGGCTTTGACATCGGTGTCCACCTTCTGGGCTTTGGCGTCTTGCGCCTGGTTGGTTGCGTTCGTGGTGGCCTGGGCCTGGATCACCACGTTCTTCTGGGCAAGCCTCTCCGCGTTCCACTGCGCTTGCACACGGCTGGCGCCGATGCCTTGCTGGTGGTGGTCATACCCGGTTTTCGCTGCCCACAGGGCGCCCACGAGCAGGCAGATCAGCAGGGCATCAACCCACCACGGCACGATGTCGAATAGCTTTTTCATGCCTGCACCCCGGCCACGGTCCCAGCGCTGCTGATCGTGATGATCCGATTGATGGCCTTGTCTGGCAGGCGCGTGGAGACGTGCACCCAGGCATGAGGGCCTGGAAACTCCATGATCAGCTGCCCGATACCCAGCACAGAGACGGCAGGCGCCAGCGCACAGGCTACTTCGTACGGCGTGCCGAACGACGGCGCCCGGATGTCTGCCGCCATGCCCTTGACGTGGTCCGAGCTGGGCACGCCGCCCACGGCCTTGTTCAGGTCCGGGCAGCGGTAGCCGCTGACGATCCGCACCGGCACATCGCGGCCAGCCTTGGCACTGAGGTGGGCGCGCACGCCTTCCAGCATGGCCAGCGTTGCCCAGGCCTGCGGCACCAGGTCATCGGACAGCAAGTTGGCAATCCTCAGCCGCGCCGCGGTGGCGCTGGCTACGAACTCATCGAGCGTGAAGTGAATGACGTTGGTCATGGGTGCACCTCGTTATCGGATGGCAGCTTTTCCAAGGCCTTGAACTTGATGACCTTGGCCAGCACGCCGATGGAGAACATCAGCAGGCCAATTGACATCAGCGCGCAGTTGAACGACACGCCTCCGTATCGCCAAACGTGATCCATCAGACCAACTGAAGCAAGGCAGACACACCCCATACCAAAGCGCTGCAGGGTGTTGTCTTGGTACGCTGAATGCAAGGCACCGATTGCGCACAGCAGCGCAACGACAGCCAACGAGATGAGGGAAAGTGTGGCCATCATGATCACACCCCCAGCCACTTGCGGATCCAGTCAATGACGGCCTTGCTCACGTCCGCAACTGGGAAACCGGCAATGCCTTCATAGACTTTTGATGCGATGGCCATGCCAAACAGGCCAAGGACGAAGCCGACCAGGCCGGCACCATTCATCACGCCCATCGCTGATGAAATTGGTGCTGCCCCGAAGTAGCTCATAGACGCACCGCCCAAAAACATCGAGGACCGCATCAGTATCGGACCTTGTGTATATCGGATGGCGACCAAAGCGCCAAGGATTCCCGGAGCCGCGTCTCTGGCCTCGGGCGGAATTTGAAGTGGCATGCTTTCTCCGAAATTACGATGGCACCTTGGCCGGGTTGTTTGTGTGCTGCTTGATACCTGCCGCCCTCTTGCCCTCATCAGTCAGCACGATCACATCCTCAATCAGACCGGCTTGTCGCATCTCCGCAAGACGGGACTGGGCGCTGCGCTTCGTGGCTGCGAGCCTGTAGGCTTGCCTGGGTGTGACTGGCCCTCGGGTCAGCGCCGCCAGTAGCCTGGTTTGAAAACTGATGCGGCTCATCGTGCGGGGCAGATTGCTGCGATCTCGGCGTCTGACATGCCCAGCTGCTCTCGCAGCTTGAACCGATCAGGCCACCAAACTGCGCGGACGGCGGGGTCACACTGGCTTACCGCGTTGTACTTCTTCAGCGCTGCATTGGCGTCCGTCACGCTCAGGCCACGGTCCCACACCCACCAAGCTGCGTTGATGGCGGCATCCGTGCAGTGATCTGTCGAGCAAGCCACGATCTGCACGCGCTTGCCGCACATCCAAGCCGCCCACTTTCCTTCATGGTTGCTGGTGCCCGTAATTTCAAGCGGCGATGCGGGCACGCACTCCACGGACTGAGCCTGAGCGGAAGCCATGGCCAGGGCGCAAGCCCCGGCGATCAGTGCGGCGCGGATCATGCTGGCAGAAGCCCGTTGATAACCGGGCTGATCTTCGCCGCCATGAGAACGGCGGCGGCACGCGAGACGTGAAGACCGTCACCCGTATCCATTCCTGCGCCGAATGCGTTGGGTGTCGTGCCGGCACCGAGTATCTGCTCAAAATCGACGTGAGCAAGCAGGCCCTTTGAAGCTAGGGCCGCAACATGGGCGGTCAAGCTGAGTCTGAATGCGTCGAGTTGCGCGGTGTAGCCTGTCTTCGGAATGCCTGTGTAAACGATCAGTTTGGCGCCAACGCTGTTACACGCGGCCATGATCGACGCCAGGCGTGACTTCATCGCGTCGATTTTGATTGCGCTGATGGTCGAATCATTTGGCGTGAACGCGCCATAGACAACCACAGCGGGTGCAACGCGCAGGATCTCAGTGACGCCATTCGGCACGAAGATTGAACTTGTGCCTCCAGCTCGACCGCAGTTGAACCAGCTAACGGGGCGCTGCTGACTGGAGATGGCCGCACACGCCTGCAGGCCCCACGTACCGTAAGTGCCACCAAGTGCGTTACCGCCGTGGTTCTCCAGATTTGAGTCCCCCACACCCATGACCGTGTAGGCAGGCACATCATAGTCAAACTCAGGGACGCACCATAGGGCAGTGTTAGCGAGCACGGCGGTCTTTGTCAGATCGTCGATATGTCCGCCTCCTGAAATAGTGCAGTGCTGATTTACGCGATACCACGTTTCTCCGCTGGCCTCGGATGCCCATGTGTCCCACCCGCCAGTGCTCGACCACGGCCCGTTCGCGGTGCCATCGTGTTGTGCACGCATCATGAGCAGGGGAAGCGTGTAGCCGTCTGCGCGGGCAATGCTTTTCAGCTCCACCCAGTCTGTCACCAGCTCCTTTGGCGCATCCGCCGCCCCGGATCCCGGGAAGTCGAAGTTGGCGACGCCGCCTACCGTGACCGTAGCCCAGCCAGGTGCCCCCAGCTCAGAGCGCAACGCGCTGTAAGGCGTGCCTGCCACATGTGGGTGAGACAGCTTGGCGGTGGTGTTTTCCGCCGTCTCTGTGACGGCCGCCACCATCTTGTAGTTGGTGCTGGCCGCGCCCTCGGCGTAAATGCGGAAGCGCACGCGGCTGAAGGGAGCCTCAGCCTCCCACTTGCTGCACCGGCCAGTGGTTGTGGTCGAGTCCGTACCGTGTGTCAGACCCGCCATCCGCTTTGCGGAGGCGGTTTTTGGAATCGTTACGCCAAAACGCTGCCACACAACCCCATTGCAGAAGTACTGCACACCACCTGCCGCGGCGGTCTTGCTCGCATTGCTTGCGGCTGGGTAGTTGGCGACCAGGGTGGGGAGATCGGGTTGGGCGGGAATAGATTCACCGACTTCATCAACCTCAAAAAGTCCTGTCGCAACGAATGCGGGCACATACGCTGCATCGACAAACGACGCCTGCCCCTTGTGCCAAGACTGCTGGCTGCCAGTGATCGGTGTCTCGAAATATCGCTCCGCAGAGCCGATGTATTTGATTCTTGTAAGTGCCATGAATACCCCGCAAAAAGGAAAGCCCGCGCATGCGGGCTTTATGTGGAAGGCGCAAGGCCCAGAATGATGAAACCCGCCTAGTGCGGGTTAACTAGTCAGTGTTCGTCGCTCTGACCGAAGTGATTCGGCTTGTGCTTCAAGGTCAATCAGCTTTTGGACAGCTGCAGCAGGTGGCTGACTACCTGCGGCCAGCGCGGCCGTGATCTCGCGCGATGGGCGAGCGCCCTTGGCATCGATGGCAGCCAGCTCGTTGTCGATCTCGCCAATGCGTGGGCTGGAAGGTTCCGGCAACGACGGTTGCGCCTCCTGCCAAGTCTCGTCAGGCCCACATTCATCTGGGCCACCAACTGCGCGCCAGCCGGCGCCATCATTTCGGATTGCATAACTCACAGGTTGTCCTCCCATCCGCAGGCAAGCAGCGCTCCGCCAGAAACTTCAATGACCACATAAATATTCGTTGACTCCAGAAGCAACGATCCAAACACGCCGAACGCACCGCCAGGACTCGCCGGAACGATGTTGGAAAGAGGAGGCGGCTTCGTGGATGACATGCCTCCGTATGAGGCGTTCGGCGCGCACATGGCATTTGACTGGGATGCACCATTGAACGCAGAGATCAGACCGACGTTGATGGACGCCGCCGTGGGGGGGGCAAAGGAGCCGACACCTACCGCCGAATACGTTGGTGTTGTTGCGCTATAGGTTCCAACAGAGCCGGAGGCCATCACCGGCAGGGATGCAACATTCGATCCGGCGGCCACCCTGTATCGAACAACGCGGCCCGCCTGGGTAAATGCGAGCGGGTACTTGGCGCCGCTTGAGTCAGTGCGAATCCAGCCGACGCGCGCCTTGTGCGTGTACCCGCCAGGCAAGGTTGGTGAGGTTGAAGATGCAGACAACAATCCGGCTGTCGTCGTGCCGTTGTAGATGACCCAAACGCTGTACCAGGTATTGGCCGCCAACGTGCCCGTATCCAGGCCATTTGCACCACTGCCGGCTGAGTTGATCGACAGCGAGATGGCCCTCAGCGTCGCGTAGGCATTGGCGGCGTTCGCCACGACGATCTCATCACCGGCCACAGATACTGTCGCGGACGTGCCAGTTGCGGATGCAGTGAGAGCTCTGAAGGCGCCCACAACCGGGCCAGCACTGACAGCGGCGTCCATTTGTGACTTGCGCACCAGGCCATTGCCAGTACTGGCATCGGTCGTGCGCTGAGGGCCGTCCGTCGCGTCAACTGAAAACTTCTCAACGCCACCAATACGTACCTTAAAGGTGTCCGCAGTCCGGTCGTAGCTGATGTAGTCACTACTATCGAACTGCAACACTGGATTACCGCCGCTCAGGGCCAAACTGCATCCAGCATCCAGCTGGAAGACAGCCGCGGCGACCGTACCTGAAAAGGTCGCCGAGCTACCCAGCGGCGCAGACAGCCCGATAACCCAACTGGCCAGCGTGCCGCTGCCGGTAGAGGTCACCACATTTACAGTGAGCGATCCAGTGCCACTGTTATAAGCCGTGACCTGGCCAATCATCAGGTTGGCTACGCTGGCCGAGCTGACCACGTAGACGAAGGATCCGATGGCCCAGGCCTTACCAGCTTGCGTTGTCAGCGTCTTGCTGCCGGTACCAATCGCCAACGACGTGGTGCTGGTGCCAGTAGTTGCAACAAGCTGGAGCGATTGCTCCAAAGAGTTGTAGTTCGGAACATTCCTCGCCATCCATGCGAGGAAGTTCTCCATGTCTGGCGTGAATGTGGTGGGCCTATAGCGGCTCGGCACCACGTCAAGTTGCTCAATTGGCATTGACAAGCCCTTCAATGGTTACGGTGCACTCTGTCACCGTGGAGTAGTTGATCAAAGGCCGGGCATCCCTGGCCAAGCCATAGATGACCGTGCTGTCGAACTTGGTCGCGCCAATCCATACGGAAGGCTTGGTCCTGCGGCTTTTAAGCATCCGCATGACGTTGTCGAGATTGGTATTCCTCACGACAAACGGAACAGTCATGCGGTCTGCAATCGGGCGCTCCGAAAATGTTGTCGTGCCAAACTTATCCGTCGTCTTAACGCTGTAGTCGATGAGCCCCAACTCAACGCCGAACCGCGTCTCGCCCATGTCAAAGGCCGCACCGACTGCAAAGGTGCCAATGCCAACAGGACCATCACCATCCACCTGCACGGTGATATGACCCGATGCAACCGGTGGAAGGTCAAGCAGCACCCCCGTCGTTCTCATGAGGATCGGCTCAAAGCAGTACGTGTAGGCGTCGATGACGTTTGTGTTGCTGTTGAGGTCGATAACCTTCCGGTAAACCTCAGTGGCGCCGTCTGTCATCACCACCGTGACCTCATTACCGACAAGATCGAGCAGGGCCATCGCCGACACGATGCCAGGAGCTACCGTGAAAGAGATGCTGTCGGTTCCAGTGCTGGCAGTACCCACCGCCTGGTCAAATGCGGCCCACCGATTGGTAGGTCCCTTGCGGATCCAGTTGATAGGGTCAGACTCTGGAGGGGTGGTACCAGCACCGGCCGTAAGCCTTTGATACACGCTGTGCGTGCTGCTACGCATGCACAGCGCATCTTGTGCGTACGAAGAGCCAGACACCCATGCTGGATAGTCCGTCTCCGCGATGCTCGAAGAAATCAGCATCGCATCGGAGATCTGAACGGGTGGGATCAGCTTCATGGTGTGCTCACTGCCAAAGTCGCACCGTCCTGATTGACGGTCTCCAACACAAATGCGGTACGGTTCGAACTGATCAGCAGGGCAGAAGCTTGAGCAGCCTGATTTGACCCGAGGTTCACCACCTCATCACGCAGCGCCCGCACTTCAGCCACCAGCTCAGCAGAGGCAGCGCCGCCCGAGAACATCCTGGCCGTGGTCTCCGCATCAAAGATGCGCGAAGGCCCCGTCCACTCAAACTCAGGGCCACGTTCACCGACGATGCGCCAGCCACCAGAGAAGTCGCCACCAGATGCATACCCGCGTAGCCGCTTCGTGGGGTCGGTGACCATTGCCAGCGTTTCCTGCAGGCTGGCCACGGTCTGCGCTTGAAGTGCAGCAACCTCCAGGCTGCTGCTCGCTGCTGCCTCGGCAGCCTTGAGCATGGCCTGGCTGATGTCGGGCAGCTTGTCGATGGCCGACTGATCACCTGCACGGGCCTGAGCCGTGGTGATTGCAAAGCTGGCCTGCAGGCTGGCCAGATCCTGGCCGGATGCGGATTCCTGCAAGCCCTTGATTCGCTTGATCTCATCCTCGATGCCACTACCGACATCCTTGATGGAACCCAGCAGGTCAGAGAACCCGCCACTGAGCGACAGCAGGCCGCCAAGCAGCAACTTGCCGGAGTCGGTGCTTGTGTCGATGCTCTTGACCAGAGCCACGAATGCATCGGACGAGGACGGAAGCGTCAACCCCAGCTTCTGGAAGTCAGCCGCCAACTTCTCGGCCTTGACCGTGATCTGGTCGTTTTCAGACAAGAACCCGGTCGTGAACGCATCAACTGCGTCGGCCAGCTCCTGCAGACCGCCAGCACCATCGATCAGCGAGAAGCCAACTGACGACGCATCCAGGCCCAACAGCTTCAGCGACAGCCTGACATCGGTCATCGCCTTGTAGGTGCTGGCGATCTCGCCGGCTGTGCCGTCCACGGTCTTGAGTACCTCAGCCACGCCGCTCAGGCCCTCGATGGCCAGAGCGCTCTGGCGCACCAGCTCAGCGCCCACATCGCCCTGCTTGTCCACGATGGATGCAACATCCACCGCAGCCAGGCCAATCCGACGCAACGCCGCGCGCCCAGCTTCCAGGCCGCTGGCCACGCGCATGATGGTCTCGAAGTAGCCCTCACCAACCTTTTGGAAGGCCTCGAATCCAGACAGCGCACTTGCAGCCAGGCGGTCACCGGCGGCGGAAAACACCGCGCTGAATCGCTCCTGGATCTCTGTGCCACTCAAGCCCTGCAGGTCCACCTTACCAAGGCTGACCACAAAGCCATTGATGCGTGACTGCACCACGTCCAGCGATTCACCAAGCGGCACCGCTGCGCCTGCGATGGCCTTCGCGAACCCGCTGAAGATGGTGGTGATCTGCTGCTCAAGCTGGGCGTCTGCTTGCGAGTACTGGGTGTACCGGTTAGTCGATGTGGTAACGCCGAGGAACTTCTTTTTTTCCTCCACGTCGCTGAAGTATTGAGCCTGAAAGCCGGAGCCCAGAATGCTCTCAAGCGACTGTGAGCCGCCATAGATGCCCTGGCCCTTGATCTTGGTAGACGTGCCGAACAGGCCGCTTATCAGGCTGCCCGCCGCCCTGGTGAGGCCTGACACAATGCCGCCGATGATAGGTATCGTCTCCTGCACTCCGGCATAGATGTTGTAGGTCTTTTCGAATGCTTGGCCGATCGCATCCTTCTTGAAGCCGGTCTGTACGCCAGACGCAGACATTTCCAGTCCACCTGCCTGGATGACCAATGCGGCCAGCCCACCGATGTTGCTGTCGATCGACTGCAGGCTGGCCAGCATCTGGGCGCTGTACCTCATGGTCAGCGTGTCCACCTCTTTCAGCGCATCGATCGACTTGGACACCGACTCGCTCTTGGCGGTTGAGTCGCCCAGCACGGTGCCGGTGCCAGTGTTGGTGGGCGCGAATGAGCCGCTGTTTCCGAAACCTCCACTGACCGCATAGCCAAGGCCAGCCATGACGGCTGCCATAGCAGCCATACGGGCAAAAGCGCTGTACGGGTCGCCCTTGGCTTGGTTGATCACGCCGACTACAGCACCTGCCGCACCTTCTGCCGCCCACGATGCAATACGCGCAACAGACGACGCCAACTCAAACGCCCGCAAGGCCTGCTCAGCCGCCAGCAGCACCTTGTACCCGGCGGTTTTCTCGGAGATGAAGCCACGCGCTGCACCGGCCAGGTTGGCATAGCTGTTGAGCTGCATGCGTGCATAACGCCCGTCCAGCTCCGCGATCTCTGCCGATGTCTTGCCCTGGGCCTTACGCGCCAGGTTGTACTGCTCCTGCCGGTCAACCAGCTTGTTGAATGTCTCAACAAAAGTGCCCATCGCTGCGGATGACTTATCAAACCCGGCGGCCATGTTGCCGCCGATGTCACCTTTCAGCAGATCGTCAAATGCACGCGTTGACTTGTCGCGCGATGCCTTGCCATCAAGCAGGCCGGCCAGCTTCTCGCGTGCAGCGATCTCGGCATTGATCGCATCAACCTTTTCTTTCTTTTCGAGGCCAAGTGCCGTGGTGCGGGCATCCAGCAGGCGGGCAACATGCAGGCGCTCCACGGCCTCGGCAAGACTGATGTTGAGCTCGCGGGCCATTTTGAGCCCGTCCTCTTCATCCTGGAGCGCCTGCACGCGATCGATGATGCCCTGAGCGCTTCTCTGCGCTGCACGAACCTCGTTTTCGTACTGCTGCTCTATCTCCTTGGCCTGGCGCTTGCGCTCGTCAGCCCACTGCTTCTCAGCGTCGGCCTGCTCCTTGGCGGCCTTCATGGCGAACGGCTGCTTGGCAATCAGGGCCAGCAAAGCCTCCACATAGACATCGACCGAATCGCCGCTGAGCTTCCAGCCTTTTTGCAGCGCCTGCACGTCGTCGTTGAACGAGGCGGACAGGCCGGCCTTGCCGCTCACCAGATCGGTCTGTATGTCGCGGTATTTCTGCAGCGCACGGGTCGCCTCTTCGGTGGCCTGCTTGCCTGCACGGGCGGCGTCCTTGTCGGGGTACTTGTCGCGAATGGCCTGCTTATCGGAGGCAATCAATGCTGGGTCCAACAGTGCGCTTGAGGGGTTCGCCAGCCTGATGGATGCGATTCGCTGATCGTATGCCCGCAATTCGTCTTCCATTTTCTGGGCGGCTGTGCGCAAAGCCTTACGCTGCTCATCGATCCCCTTGACGGCAGCAACACCAGCCTCATCAACCTTGCGGCGTGCGGCCTCCGTAGCAGCGGCGGCCTGCTCACGCATGCCCTTTTCCTGCAGGCGGGCCACGTAGGTCTCAAGATCCTGCTCTGGCTTGCTCTTCTGAGATGAACCGAAGATCGACTCGTTGAAGGCGCGCATTTCGCGCATCGACTTGAGACGCTCTTGCGCCGCCTTCAGCAGTTGCTCATCGGTGTTCTCACGGCCGATACCGACCATGGCATCCCACGCATGTTTGGCGCCATCAGCAACGCCGCGCCATGCCTTTTCCAGCAGCCCAAGATTTTCTTGAATGCCATCTGCCCGCGTTTTGAGCGTGTCGGCCAGCGCACCTTGCGCCAATGCCGCCGCCTTGTCTTTCTGGCCTTGGTCCTCAAGTGCCTTGACCTGCTCGTACACGGCAGCCGTCAAGAAGCGGTACTTCTCATCCAGCTTGACGACGGCATCGGCCGGTGACTTCCCGAGCTCGGCAAAGTCCTTGACCAGGTCTTCAACGGACGCACCTGTAGCGCGGTTCATCGCCACGATGGCCGTGCCAGCATTTTGCAATTCGTCACGGGTCACGCGGCCTGTCGATACCAGGCGGGCCAGCACATCGGCAGCGTTGCCCTGCGTGCCAGACACCACGCTGATGCCTGCGGCCATGGCGGCCAGCTGGCCGGCCGTCACGCCCGCGGCATTGCCAGACAGGATGATCTGCTTGCGGAACTCTTCCGACTCCCCCGCGCCCTGCACGTAGGCATAGGCCAGCGCACCGGCGCCAGCCGCTGCCAGCGTGAAGGGGTTGATGAGCCCGGCCACATAGCCGCCCAGGGCCCGCGCGGCAGGGCCAATGCCGCCGAACATGTCCTTGAGCTGGCCACCCTGCTGCAGGAATACGGTCAGGGGCGCCTGGCCAGCAGCCAGCGACGTCGCGATGTCAGTGAACTGCGCAGGGATGCCGCGCAGTGCCGCTGCCGTCTGGGCAGCCGACACACCCATGGTAGACAGCTGGCCGGTAGCAGCCTGTTGCAGACGGCGGGCCTCTTCCAGCTGGGCCAAGTAGGGGCGCAGGGCCTCCACGTTGACGCCACGCTGATTGGCCAGCGTCTCGTAGAACTTTGCGGTGTTCTTCTCGCCGGCCTGCACCACGGCGGTGGCGCGCTGCACGCTCCCAATCATCGAGCGCGTGGCACGGTCCAGCTTTTGGGCGGCCTGGTCCCCACCGTCACCAACGGCGTCGAGGCCCTTTCCGGCCTGCTGGCCGGCGGCGCCCACGGCTTGCGCCATGTCGCGGGCTTCTTGCTTGACCTGGTCGAAACCAGTCTTGGCGCCCGTGGTGTCAACTGCGACACCAAGCTGAACTTTGCGTTCGTCGTTTGCCATGGTCAGAACTTCTTGTGCATTTCACCCAGCGCGGCGTCTTCCAGCACCTGGATGTCATGCATTAAGTGGAGGCGCTCGTCATCGGGCACCTGGTACAGGTCGAACAACACGACCAACGACTGGTAGATCAGGCCGGTGCGACCGCCGAAGCCGGCATGCCATTGGGTGCGCATGTCCGCAAAGATCTGGACTGCGCGCCAGTTGTCCGGCCACACGTCGACCGGATCTAGCGCAAAGTCTTCAGGATCAAAAGCGCCCCCGGCCAACTCCTGGGCTGTAGGGAGGCGCTCGTACATCACGGCACCGGCCGCCTTCAGTTTCCCAGGCGGCCTTCCGTGCACGCGGCGGCATAGGCCATGGACAGCGCTGCTGCAGCGGCCGGCATTTCGTCGCACAACTGCTTGAGAGATTCCAGCCCCAGGCGCTCGTCCAAGTTCCATGCCTCGATGGATTTGAGCAGGTGGCCGGCGCTCTTCTCGCCCAGCTGCTGGTGCAGCTTCTCGAAGTCCACGCTGCCAGATTCCGTTTTGGGCTGAACCACGCCGGCGTCGGCATACATCTCGTTGACCAGCGCACCGAACTCCTTGCGGGTACGGTACTTGAAGGTCACCTCAATGGAGGCCTCGGTACCGTCTTCCGGCAGCTCGAAATTGACAATGAAGGGCTTGAACGTCTTGGGCCGCTGGCCCAGCTTGATTTTGGATGTGCTCATGTTTCAGGTCTCGCAGGAGTAGGGAATGCCCGTGCCAAGCCCCGCCGCTCCTGCGAAGAGCGAACGGGGCCTGGTCGGTGCTGATGGGCGCCAATTACGACGCGTAACGGGTCAGGCGGTTGTTGCCGTTGAAGGCGCACTTCACCTTGTTGACTTGGCCGTCCTGGAAGGTTTCGGCTTCGTTCAGGGCCACCGTGCAAGGCTGGTAGCTCTTCGCGCCAGAGCGCTTGAGGATCTGCACGATGGTGTTGGTCTGCACTTCGGTCAGAGACTTCAGCGCGATGTAGCCGGCCGTGGTGTTGGAGTCAGCATCCAGGTCCAGCGACATCGAGGTGGCGGTGAAGCCGTCGTTGATCGAGAACTCGACGTCCGACTCGATGTACTTGTAGGACACGTTCTTGGGGTCACCACCGCTGGACGACACACCCAGCACCTGGGTGATCTGCTGGAAGGTGCTGGCCTTGCGGACGGAGCCGATGCCGGTGCCAGCAGGGTAGAACGTGGTGTTCGTGGTGTCGGCACCCTCCAGCACGAAGGTGTCGGTGGTCACCGACTTGATGCGGAAAGCACGCAGGTTGAGACGACCCCAACCCGATGTGATTTCAATGATGTCGCCATTGGAGTAGCCGTGGGCGGCGGATGTGACGACTGCTTCGGAGGCATTGGTCACGATGGTGGTGTTCTTGGACGCGCCGAAAGCGGACGCGATATAGAACGTGGTCCCGGTAGGTACCTGAGCCATGATCTGGGCCTTTCAGTAATGAAAAAGCCCACGCGAGGTGGGCCAAATTGAACGCCCTCGCGGGCAACGAAAAAGCCCCGGCGGTTTCCCGCAGGGGCTTAGCTGGTTGGCCTTGTGGCCGTTGTCAGGTGCGTGGTGCCCAGACCTCGAAGTCCTGCATCGTTCCGCGCAGGCCTGGTGCATCGTTGGCGGCGATCAGGCCGCTGATCGGCCTGGCCTGGAAGGTGGTATCAGCTGCCAGTGCGACTTCGATCTGGCGCGCAAGCTGGTTGGCCGTGTTGCGGCTCTCGTGCCACACGTTGACCTGAATGAAGGCCCCGACCTTGTTGGGCAAGTTGCCCTCAAAGTAAACGACTGCCGGGCCGCCGATCTGCTGCCAGGTGACGTAGGGCGTGGCGGTGCCCACAGGCGCCTCGTCCGGGTAGCTGCGCGGGCAAACTGCCATCAGTGCCGCGCTCATGAGGGTTTCCAGGCTCATTTCGCATCGCCCATGGTCTTGAAGAGGACTGCTTTCGCTGCCTCAATCGCTGCCGGAAAGGCAGCCATGGCAGGCCTCACAAACGGCTTGGCTGCAATCAGCTTTGGCTGCGCCAGCGGCCTGTCCTTGTGCGTGGTGAAACGCTTGGTCTGTGGGTCGTAGGTGATCTCGTAGCGCTGCAGGTGGCCGTACTCAACCAGGTGCCCATGCGGCGCCTTCTTCGCATTCCAGCTCACGTGATAAGTGGCATGCCCCTCGCCGGAGTTGCTCTTGCTGAAAGCCTGGTAAATGCTGCGGTCAAGGTTGCCCGTGTGCTTCTTCAGGCGCCCGACATTTCGCTTGACTTCGTTGTACAAAACTTGGGCGGCTGCCTGTGCTGCGGGGCGGGCTGCATCATCCAGATCGGCTGCAATCCCATCCAGGGCGGCATCGAGGGCGGCCGTGTCTACGCTGATCGTCATGCTCATCGCACCACCTCACACACCAGATCCATGTAGTCCTGCCGCGATGCCATCGGCTGCACAGCCAGGATGGCATACACGGTTGAGCCGTGCACCACACGCATGGCGTTGGTCACGTCAGTGCGTGGGCGGATCCGTATCGAAGCGCGACTTGTCGATGTCGGTTTGTCTGCCCGATTGGCCTCACTGCCTGACTGGACCAGGATGTTGGCCCATACCGACGCCAGAGACGTCCAGCCGACAACAGGTTGGTTGATCGCATCGAAGCCTGTAGCGGGCTGTTCGATCGTCACGTAGCTGTCGAGCTGGCGGGCAGAGGTATGGCGCTTCATCCGTACACCCTGTAGGGTTGCAGAAGTGATCGAGCAGCCACAGGCAGGTCAACTTCCTCTTGCCCTTGGTCATCATCCCTCTTGACGTAGATGTGACCCAGAGTGATAAGCACGGCCGCCTTGATGCCATCATCGAGCACGATGCCGGCATGCGTCATCCTGGCCGTTGCCTGGGCGTTCAGGTATGCATCGTCAGCGGCGCCCACGGCAATGGCCATCTCGACATCACTGTCCAGCTGCTCAGCAGCAGAGATAGCCGATTCATAAGCCGTCGTGGCTGCAGACAGCGCCGCCTGCACACCGCTTTTGGCCGTTGCGAGTGCTCCAGCGTCTGCGTAGACAAACCGGCGCATCCATTGGGAGGCCGCGCGCTCGGCAGCGTTGAGCCATACCTGGATGAGCGTGTCCTCCGCGCTGTCTGTCACTCTCAGGTGCAGCTTGGCTTCGGACAGCGTGACGATGCTCATGATCAGGCGGCCTTGCCTTTCTTGGCAGGCTTTGCGGCAACTTCAGGCGTGCCTTCGGAGGCATCTGTGGCCCAGCCTTCGCGTGTGGAAACCTCGATCAGGTCCAGGTCGTCGGTTTCGATGGTTTGGCCCTTCTCGTAGTGCTTCACGTTCACATTGGCGTGCGCCCACGAAAAGTCCTTGATGACTTTCAGCAGCATGGTGATTCTTTCTGCAGGAGGTTGATCAGGCGGGCCCGCCTTGGGCCCGCCTTTCGCGTCGATCAGGAAGCTGCGATCTTCAGCAGCTTGATGGCCTGCGTGTTGCGCAACTTGCCACCGGTACGGCGGCGCACGTAGAACTTCACGTAGCCAGGCGTGGTGATCTCATCGCGAGTGATGCGCATGCCCACGCGGTCGGCGATCAGATAGCCTTCCTTGAAGTCGCCGAAGGCCAGGGGGAAGGCATTGGCGGCCACGGCCGGCATGTCTTCCGCCTCGACCGCGCCGTAGCCCATGAACGTGTCAGGCTGGCCGGCGGTCAGCGAGGGCTGCCACAGGTACTGGTTCTGCGAGTCCTTGTACTTGCGCAGAGAGGCCAGCACCAGCTTGGACGAGACCCAGTTGGCGTTGCGGCGGTAGCGTGCACGCAGCGAGTAGATCACGTCGTACAGCGTGTCCAGGCTGGTGGGCATGGCAGAGGCCTGGCCGGATGCGATGTACTGCAGCGTACCGAAAGCACGGCTGGCGTCAGAGGTCGTCACCGGCGTAGGGCCTGCCAGGAAGCCGGTGGGCTTCTTGGTACCGTTGCCGGAGACGAAGGCAGCGCCTTCACCCTGGCCGATGGCTTCAGCTGCCGAATCGATCAGCCACTGCTCGACGTTGAAGAACAGGTCGTCCAGCGACTCCTCAGAGGCCTGGGGCTTGGCCGAGGCCATGCCGAAGGTGGGCGCCACTTCAGCCAAGTCAGGCGTGTTGGTCTGGTTGCGTGTATCGGTCTCACCGACCCATTCGAAACCGGCGCCGTTGATGTCGAACAGCTCCTTGTAGTCGGTGCCGCCGACCTGGCGCACCGTTGCGATCTGGCGGATGGGCGAGATGTCCACCGACAGACGGGCGATCTGGCGCTCCAGGATCTCAGGCAGGGCGTAACCGCCAGCCGCACCGGTGGATGTGACGGTAGCGCTGGAGCGGGTTTCGCGGCTGTCGGCCTTGCTCTTGGCTTCCAGGGTCTTGGCGGCCTGGGCGCAGCGCTGTTGGCGCTCATGGTCGCCTGGCGATCGCATCCAGTCCAGGAAGGCGCTGCGGTACTCGGCGGCTTCCTGGGTCTCGCCTTCTTGGCGACCACCGGTCAGGGCGCCTGGGCGGGCCAGCTTGGTTTCCATCTTTTCCAGCTTGGACTTCATCTCGGACAGGCCGTTGATGTGTTCGTCCATGCGGGCCAGCTTGGCGTCGAAGTCGGCCGTGCTGTTGCCACTCTTGATGGCCTCGATGCGCTGGTCGTTGGTCTTCTTGTACTCGTCGAAGGCAGTGGCGATCTTGTCGATGGCGTCAGCCACGGTCTTGATCGAGGGGTCGTCGCGCTTTTCGTAGACGCCAAACGTGGACAGCTTGGCCAGCAGTGCGGCGTGGTGGGCGGCCATGGAGGCCTTGATGCTGAGCATCTTCGTCATGGGATAGTCCTTTCAGGGGATTGGATGGAGTCCAGCAGCCGTTTGGCTGCCTTGAGTGCTTCGGCGGTCGAATCCGCGGAATCCCTCCGCTGCTCGCCCATCCGCATGACGCGCGACACAAAAGCCGTCGCGTCAGACTTGCTGAACCCGGCATCACGCAGGGTCTTCTCAGCGTCTTTGGGTGTAGTCAGCTCATCGGCTGACTTGACGTTCGTGACCCGCGCCTTTTCATTGGCGGGAAAGGTGACCAGGGAGACTTCCCACAGGTCAACCTCGGTCAGGGTACGAACGTCGGTATTGGTGTCGTAGAACCACGCCTTGGAAATGAAGCCGATAGACAAGCCGTTGAGCGCGCCCATCTTCAGCAGTGCATGCGCTTCTTTGCCGCGCGCCGTGTCCAGGCACAGCTGGCCCTTGACCTTCAGGCCTCGGGTGTCTTCCGACATCTCCAACCACACGCCGATGGGGTCGTCTGCATCGTGCTGCCACAGCATCGCGGGCATCGTGCCGGCTGCTTTGTGTGCCGCCAGCGAATCCTTGAAGGCACCCTTGGCAATGACGTCGTCGTAGTTGTCGAGCACCCCGAACACAGAGCCGTAGCCCTCAATCGTGCCGTCTTCGTTTGCCTTGATCTCGATCGAGAACGAGCGCACCTCGCGCCCGCCTGCGGCTTCCTTGCGCTCAAGCGTTCGGTGTTTCATGGTTGGTCCTCGGAAAGCAAAAAACCCGCACTCAGGCGGGTTTCGTGGGGTCTGGTAGGTCAGGCTGGCGCGTTGTTGGCGCCGCCTCCCCCGTTGGTCATGTTCATCGGGCGAAGGTACTCATCACCACCATCGCGGGGGGCTCGGCCTTCTTCGTCGCGCCATTCGTTGGGGCTTAAAAGGCCCATCTCGATGGCCGTCCTGGCATAGACAGCGCGGTCCTTCATCGAGCCCATGCTCATGTAGCGCGTGTCGAAGCCAGCGAACAGCGGGCCAGCCCCGTCCAGCAGCATCTCGTCGATGCGCTGCGTCCAGGCTTTATGCCAAGGCGTCAAGGTGTGGATCAGGTGAGCCGCAAAGAAAGCCTCGGAGCTGGCGAAGGTGCTGGCCTTGTCCGAGTGCCCAACCATGATGGGGAACACGCTGTAGGCCCGGCAGATCTCTTCTACCTGCGTTCTGCGCGTCTCGTTGGCCTGGGCATCCACGCTGCTCATGGCCGTGCTGAGCCACTTTGCGGCACGATCCAGCACCAGTGGCGTCCCCACCTTGTCGGGCCCTGCCTGGTCTTTGATCCACTTCGTCAGCCTGGTGTGCTGGTCTTCGGAGAGGTTGCCATCCACCGAGTACACCCCGGTGGGGCGCAGGCCGTTGGCATGCACGGACTGCTGGCTGCGCTCGGTGGCCATGGCCAGGCCGATGGCAGAGCGTGCCAGCGACACTGCATTGAGCGACTTGGCCCAGTCCCACTGCAGGCCGTTGAGCACGAACACGTCTTCGGGCGAGAAAACGCCGATCAGGCCAAACTCGTCGTAGCAGCGGTACTGCACCTCGTAGCGGCTGACTTTCTCAACAGACCACTGGCCGGGCTGCACCGGGATCAACTCGCGCACCCGGCGGTTGTCGCCCTTGACCTTGATCGACAGCGCTGAACCCGTCAGCGCCGCATGCACAGTCATCTGGCGGCGCCACTCCAGCGAGGTCTGCCATTCGTTGGGGCGGCGGGCCAGCAGGCGGTACTCTGGGATGTTGACAGCACGCTGGCGTCGGCCGTCTTCCAGTTCTCTGTACACGTGCAGGTCAGGCGTGGCACAGCCATCGGCGATGACCTTGACGCACGCCAGCACGGTGGCCACCTCCAGCGCCGTCTTGGGCGTCACAGTCACACCAGCGACCGTGGTCCCGCCAATCCCATCAATGAGACTGGCCACCTGGTCATAGGTGAGCTGGGCTGCCTTACGCCCAAAAAGTCGGTTGAAGATACTCACGGATGATCCCAAAACGATCGACCCTTACCGGCCGGGTTTAGCGCAAGCAATTGCACAGCGTTGAAAACGGCCATGAGCGGGTCGATCTTGGCCGACCCAGAAGCCTGCTTTGTGATGGAAACTGCATTGCCGACTTGGACAATCCTGGCGTTACCAACGCACCAAGACATGAGAGGCCTTCCTCCGTGAACGAGCGTCTTGTTAGCCAGGCGGCGCTCGGTTGTCTTGATGGCTCCCTGGAGCTTCCAGCCTTGGGATATACCGACGATGTCATCCATCGTTACGGGACCAGGGTCGTCTTCAGTCCCTACCAATTCATCAAGAATTGCACCAAGACCGTGTTGGTCTACTCCGATCTTGTCGAGCAGGCCGGCCACCGATACCTGGGCAATGATTGAGACAAGGTCTGTCACATCGTCGCCCACGTTTTCAACCAGACACAGGTCTCCATCCGCAGCAAAGTCGCGCAGCCGTGGGGCTACGTCAGTTCTTCGCTCAAGCACGGACGGATGGGCCCAGGCCTTCGCCCAAGCCAACCATCGCCCAGTTCCAGTTTCTCGACCGACAAGGCCCAGTCCAAGCAAGTCGTCCAGGCCGCCGCCGTCGATACCTGCCGTGATCACGTCGCAACGTGACAGCAATGCATCGAACGTCACAACCTGGTCTGACGCTGGCAGCCAAAAATCAGCGCCGGCCCATCTGTCTGACCTGAGATTGATACCAATCTCAACGTTGAGGTGCTTGGCCAAAAACTTCTGAAACGAACCGTCTGTCTTTGCCTTGTTCTTTTTCAGCTGGTCTTCAAGCCATTCGGCACTTACTGACCTGCCTATGTTCGGGTTTGAAATGTAGAAGTTGGACGGGTCCATATAGGACTTGTCCTTGACCATGCTTGGCGGGAATTCATAAATCACGCCCAATGACTTGCGGTCGTCTATCTTTCCATCCCGCACGTCGCGGTAGTAGTTCAGCTTGTCCTTGAAGACGCCGGCAGGAGGTTCATCGCTCTGCGTTGTGAGGTAGATCACCCACCCCTCATCGCGCGACACCTGACCGCCCGTGGCCTCCATGAACATGCCCTCGGCATTTGACTTGGTACCGAACAGCCAATGTTCGTCCACCAGGATGCGGCCAGACTTCTTTCCAGAAACCGTGTCCGTATCAGCCGCAACCACCTTCAGTGATGCCTTCGTCACCCTGTGCGTGATCGTCCGGATGTGGTCCTGGATGTGGAACATGTCAGACAGTTCCTCATCGGCGCGGATCATCCCTGCAGCTGGCTTGAAGCTGTTGTCGGCTACTTCCTTCGTTGGCGCAAGAATCAGGTGCTCTTCTTCATCGCGCCAGCACAAAATGACGGCGGTCAGCATGATTCCGGCCGCGATGGTGGACTTGGTGTTCTTCTTGCTGATCAGCAGGAAGTACTCGCGGATGAGCTGCTTTCCGGTCTCAGCGTCATAGGCGCCGAAGATGGCCCCCACGAAGTCGAAAACCCACCGCTCGCTGCACTCGCCAAATGTCGGCTTCCCTGGTAGATCGACAACCCGCAGCTCTTTGAAGATCGCCAGCGCTTGCGCTGCCTGTTCCGGGTAGATCGGGGCGGGAATGATCGAGCGCCCCTCTATCAACCTGCGCTCCCAATCGGGGCAGGCTGTCGTCCACTCCATGGTCAGACCTTCTTACCGCCAGCCGCGACCAGCTTTGGAGGTTGAGCGGGGGCGAACTTGCTGGCGGCAGTCTTGGCCGCTGCATTTTTCTGCTCCTTCTTGCCACCCTCACCCAGCCTCGCGTGCTCATATGGCAGCATCGCCTTGGCCGCGTCGACCCGCAGCTTCATGTCACTGACCGTGTCGTTCATCACTGCCTTGAGGAACGCTTTCGGGTCCTCGTACAGCTTCGACAGGGCCAACACATTCGAGCCAGGCGGCACGATCGGCTGACTGGCCTGCGGTTTTGTGCTGGCCTTCTCTTTGGTCGAGCCCTTGGACTTGGATTTGGCTCGCTCGGCCAGCTTGGCCAGCGCTGCAATCACCTCAGGGTGCTTGGCCAGCCTGGAGCCAGCCTGAGGCGCCGTCGCTTCGCTGTAGCCGGCCTTGAGCGCCGCCTGCGTATTGGATGCACCTCTGGCCTTGGCTTCAACAAACTGACGTTGCTTGCCTGTTAAAGCCATTTAACAAAATCCCCAGGGGGAAAATTTTCTGCGCGTGAG